TGAATTGCTTGGTGGCGTTCCGGCCACCGATGCCGTAGGCCATCAGCGTCTTGCCTTCAGTAAGCAAGGTTTTGGCCTTTGCTTGTATGGTGGTAATTTCGCTTGTGCTGAAATTAAGAAATAAACCTTCCGCCCGCATTTCCTTCCCATGTTAGCGGATGGCTTGTTTTCTCAAGCGAAACAAAAAGCAAGCCGGCCGAGGGAAAGCTACTAAACCTCGACCGGCTCTAGTTATGAGTGAGCGCCCGTTGCGGGCTGTTGTCATGTCCAAACAACCTTAACCATGAAAAGCCGGCAGAACCAAAAGCCGGCGAACCGATTGCAAACTAGGTCGGCGAATCGTCAAGCGGTTTCCGCCAAACATTTCGCCATCATGGCCGCCGCAATCTGCATCCCCTCGCAGTCCCAAAGGTGATTGGCCCGCTTGCCGACTCGATGCCATTCGTAAACGGTTTGGCCGGCCTTGTCGTGGCGTTCCCTGCGGCGCTCGGAAAACATTTGCAACTCGTACTCGTTGCCGGCATCCGGCGTGACAGTCCAGTTGGCGCCACGGCCGTCGCGTAGGTTGGCCAGCACGTCCTTGCAAGTTGGGTTAGACCAATGAAACAAAGTCACCGGCCGCACCCTGCCCTGGCTCTTGGTTCCCACGGCGGGGTCGACATAGACGCGGGGAGAGTAGGCGCGGCGAACGGTTTCGCCTTTTACCTTGTGCGCGAAGTCTTTTGTCTTGGCGCCCTTTATTGAAGTAAATCCAAACCGCTTGCAGGCCGCGTACACCTTCTGCGCGTTGTAGCCGGAGTCGATGAACGTCAGGTGCGGCTTGACGTTGTACTGCGCCCGCAAATCTTCAATGCTTTCAAACGTCAACGGCTTCGACCAATGTACCAGACGACTTTGGCCGTCGGCCGCCCAGGCGCGGACGACCAAATAAAACAAGTCGCGCTGCACGTCGACGGTGGCAAAGCGGAAGGCTTCATCGGGCCATGGCCATTCCTCGTCATGGGTTGCCAGTTCCCGAAGTTCGTCGTCGGTTTCCATTTCCTCAATCCACGGCACGCCAAGCGACTCGGCCTTGAATACTTTCAGCGGAACCGTTGTGCCGACTTTCATCGCGGCCTTGGCCTGCAAAAATTCCTGCACTAAATCACGCCAGGGAACCCATGGCGGCAGGACGGCCGACCAGCGAAAACTGACCTTCTCGCTCGGCGCCTTTTCGTTAGTGGGCCGCCACTTGCCGGAAATGGCGAAGGCTTTGCGAACGTCCTGCCGGTCGGTGAACGTGGCCATGCAATGCGGACATTCATACCGAATCGTCTTGGCTAGTTCGTCAAAATCATACTCATCGTTGACGTATGTTTTTTCGTTCGTGTCCCACTTGATGAAGTCGAAGTTCATTTCATGCCGTTCGTCGCATTCGGGACAAAGTACCTCGTAAATGCGCTGGTCGCCGGCAAGGAAAGCACGATGCACATGGTCATTTTCGTGGTCAGGCGTTGATATGACGACTCGCCTGGCGTTCCAGAATGCGCGTGTGCGTTTTATCACCATTTCGTAAGCGCCAGGCGGATAATTCCTTACCTCATCCAGAAACAGCCACCGGATTGGCTTGGATTGCAATTTGCTTTGGCTGTTGGCGCCGTTAATCACCAACGGCATACTAGCGAAGTTGATTTCCAGCGTTGTTTTGGCGTGCCGGTCGGCAGGGAATAGTTCGGCAACCGCTTCGCAGTTCTCAAGCGTCGGCATTAGTCGCGTGCGTGCGAATGTCTTGGCTTCGTCCTGCGCGGCCATGACCCACATGGCGGGGCCAGGGTCTTGTGCGATGCACCAGGCCGCCAGGGTTATCACCATTTGCGTTTTGCCGGATTGGGCGCTGCACATTATGGCCAAATCTTTGCAACGGTTATCGGCGAAGCATTCCATCGGTTCCTTTGTCCAAGGCGCGATGTTGGCGTCGAATTTTCCAGGGAAAGGCGAAGTCTTGTCGACGACAATATTCTGCTCGGCCCACCGCCATGGCGGGTCGGTGCTGCGCGGTGCTATTGCGCGGCGGGCGATTGTTTCGCAAAAGTTTTCTTCCATTTGTCTGACTCTAAAACGCTAAAGGCGTCTGCAATTCCGTCGCGCATTTTGACTTGGATGTCGGCCGCCGTCATTCCTTCCAGAATTGGCGGCAGTTCGGATTCCATCTTCGAATAAATCACCGACTTGAATTGCGAAATGATGCGCGTGATTTCCATGGCTATTTCGTCGGTGGAAATATACTGCCGGCGCTCAACCTCGTTTTGGAATTTGAGGCGCCGAATTTGTTCCTGCAACAATTCCGCCTTGAGTTCGGTCAGGCTTTTTGTCTCGCCGTTTTTCTCGGCGGCCAGGGTTCCCTTGCTTGCCTGGTGGATGTCGATTCCCTCCGCCAGCAAGTAGTCCGTAACCTCCTGCACGTTAAATCCCTGCGGGGTTGCTTTTGGGAATCCTTCTTTTTTCGATAGCTTTTGCAGGCGTTGTTTTGTGAAGTTGAAAAGCGCGGCCAGCGATGCCTTGGTCTTTACAAATTCCGGCTTGGCTATCTCGGCAAGTTCGGCCTGCTGGTTCAGCATTTCCAACTCGCGGGCCGTCAGCGTTTTGCCTTCGGCCGCCTTCTTGACCAAGTTCTCGATGTTCTTGGCCTGTACCTTCTGAATCTGTTCCGGTGTTAGCTGCATAATTTTGGCTCTCGGCCGGTGGCATCCGCCCAGCGTTGAATTGTGACAGCAACATATTTTGGTTCGATTTCGATGCCGATGTATTTCCTGTCGCATGACAGGCAGGCCATCAAAGTCGTGCCGCTTCCGTTGTACGGGTCTAATACTGTTTGTTTTTTGTCTGTAACATATTCGACAACCTCGCGCATCACGCCAATTGGTTTTTGGGTAGGGTGAAACCTTGTTTTGTCCTGCTCTGTTTTTTTTCGAGTAAAGCCAGCCCAAAGGTGTCGCACTATCTTGTGCCCCCTTTTCCCATTAAACCAAATTAACTCAAACGGCATCCCGTACCAATTCGGCGTTTCTCCGTTTTCAGTAATATGTTTATCCCAAACCCACCAAGTCCCATCTTCAAGCAATCGAGTGCAGTAAAAATTCGCACCAAACAAAGCAATGTTTTTTGATTTCCCAAACAAGTGTGAAGGGTCAAAAGGTTTAGAATCCCACTCAACCTTGCCTTCTTTTTTTGTTGGTGAATCAACAGTTGTGCCAAACGAAGTTTCTCCACCATACCAAGAAGCGTCAAAGTTCATCCCGTATGGAGGGTCGGAAACAATAGCGTCAATATCATTAAAATTATTTATTAAATCAACCGCATCCCCACACAACAGCCGGTGGTCGCCAAGTTCCCAAACCTGGCCAAGTTCGGTTTTCCATTTGGCCTGCAATTCTTCCGCCTTATCAATCTGTGGTTCTGCATCCACTTCGGCAGCTTCGGGTTCGGTTGCCGTCAAAATGTCGTCAAGGCTTACCTCGTCAAAGCCGGTCAAATCCAAATCAATCTTGCCCTCCAAATCGCGCAGCAGTCCGGCCAGTTCGTTGCTGTCTATTTCGGCCAGTTCAGCGATGCGGTTGTCGGCTATTAGGTGCGCGTGTTCTTCGGCCTCGTTTGCGAAATCTTGGTAATCTACCGGCACGGCCTCGACGTTCAATAGCTTCGCCGCTGCTAATCTGCCATGGCCGGCAACAATAAAACCGGAACGATTCGACACGATGACCGGATTCCGCCAGCCTTGGTTCCTTATTATTTTTGACAGTAGCGCAATCTGCTTGTCGCCGTGTTTGTTCGGGTTGCTTGGATGTTCCACCAAATCAACCAAATCAACCGGCCTGTCGTATGAACAGTAGACCGGTATCCCATTTATTTTTGATGCCTTTTCTTTGGCCATATTTAAGTTCTAAAGCGTTTTATTTTTTGCCGCAACCTCACCACTTGAAACACAATCAAAGCCAGCCAGCGCAATCCTCTGCGCTTTACAAGTAAACTCCGTGCGTTTTCCACTCATAGAAAATAAAAAGTCAGGAATGGTCTCC